TGACCGCACATCGGATGGTTGGGTCGGTGATACCCGACACGCTGCTCGCAAGTCTGATCATAATCCAGATGAGCAGGGCTGGGTACGCGCCATTGATGTCGATCGTGACTTATTCAAGGGATCAAAGCCAGACATTATGGGCGATCTTGCAGATCAGCTTCGTGCCTTATCAAAGTCAAAAGCAGACAAGCGTATTAGTTACATCATTTTCGATGGACGAATTTGCTCCAGCATCCTTAACTGGAAGTGGCGCAAGTACACAGGGGCTAACAAACACGTTAAGCACATGCATGTCTCGTTTAAGAAAACGGCTGACAATGATGGTGCTTTTTTTCAAGTATCTATGTTAGGTGGAGAATAATGAAGATCAAGCATCCTGTATATCTCGCAGCTGGAGCATTCCTAGCGGCATGGGCATCAAGCAACTTCGAGGCAGATTACCGCGCAATCCTTTGGGCTGTGCTCTCAGGTGTATTTGGATATGCGAGCCCTAAAAAGTGACACAGACAGATTTCTTTCAGCTCTACATCGCTACGCTAGTGACGCTAGGTGGCTTGTCAGGCTTTGTCATTACCCATTTACTAACAGAGATTAAGCGACTGCATTCGCGTGTCGATGAGATCTATAACATCCTTCTAGAGCGATAATTTTGTCATGGCAAGAAAAGCAACTAAGGCACTTGAGGAACAAGGCTACTCAAAGCTAGATGCTTACTGCATTGGGCTTTATGAATACTTCTGCTCGCTTAAAAGAGCAGGGTTTGCAGAAGATGTAGCGATGTTCATGATTACAGAGCCTCAAGCCTATCCACATTGGATCTTGCCTGATCCTGTCGAGCCAGAGAAGTTCGGCAACTATGAAGATGAGGATGACGATTAAGAAAATACTGGTAATCCCAGACATGCAGATTCCCCTGCATGATGCGCACGTCACCGCTAATTTGATCCGTTTTGCTAGAGCATTCAAGGCTGACCAGACTGTGACCTTGGGCGATGAAATGGATATGACAGAGCTTGGGCGTTGGAGTGAGGGCAAAGCCGACTGGTTCGCTCAAACTCTAGGCGATAACCGAGACATGACAGTTGACATCCTCTGGGAATTGGGTGTAACGGACATGATCCGCAGCAACCACACAGATAGACTGTACAACCAAATCAGCACTAAAATTCCAGCATTGGGAGCATTACCCGAGCTGCGCTTTGAGAAGTTTCTTAAGCTCGATGAATTAGGTATTAAGTTTTGGCGTGACGAAATGCCTATTGCGCCTAATTGGATTGCAGTCCATGGAGACCACACACCAATCAAGCCACAAGGGGGCTTATCGGCCTTGGAAGGGGCGCGTAGGCGTGGTAAATCCACCATCTCGGGTCACACGCACAGAGCGGGCAGATCATCGTTCTCAGAGGCTTCTGCGGGTCGTATAGGCCGTGTGCTGCATGGTGTAGAAAGCGGACACATCATGGAAACCCAGCGTGCTAGCTATACGCACGGGGTAATGAATTGGCAGCAAGCATTTTCTATCATTTATGTCAAGGGCAAGAATGTTCAAGTCGATCTTATTTATATAGAGAAGAATGGCACGTTTATCGTTAACGGCAAGGTGTACGGCAGACCTCGATAATCGTTATCGTTTCGTTATACAAATGTACTTGATTCGTCTGACAGTTCTGTCACACTAAGTCTGTACCCAAACAAGGGCTTTGGGGCAGATAGGAAATACAATGAGCTTTGAGATGCCAATGATCATCTTGCTTCTACTAGCTAATGCTTTGTGGTATTTAGTCGGATGGGCCAAAGGCTTTAACGAAGGCAAGCGCGAAGGTCTAATCGTTGCTAAGTCATTTCAGCGAGTGACAACAGATGCGCGCTAATGAAATCCTACTCACAGCAACAGACACGATCCGTGAGCGTGGGCTATCATACGGCCACCCTGCGGATAACCTGCAACACACCGCAATGCTGCTCTCAGCATACTTACAAACACCGATTCACGATTATCAAGTGGCAGGGATCATGGTCTTGGTTAAACTTGCAAGGACTAATCAGTCAGCCCAACACATTGACAACTGGGTCGATCTATGCAGTTATGGCGCGCTCGCAGGACAATTAGCAACCGAGGAGAACGATCTCTATGTTTAATCTAGCCGATTACGAGCCTGTGGAGGTAAGACTTGAAAAGTTTATTAGGGACTATCCAGCGTTTCGCATATCAACTGAGTTGGAAGTTGTCGAGGCAACTCGATACATTGTTAAGGCTTATCTATTTAAGAATGCTGAAGATAGCGTTGCGTGGGCAACAGGGTACGCGGAGGAAACAGTTACTAGCCGAGGCGTTAATCAGACTTCAGCACTTGAGAATTGCGAGACTTCGGCAATCGGCCGAGCACTTGCAAATGCAGGTTATGCGCCTAAAGGAAAGAGACCAAGCCGCGAGGAAATGAGCAAGGTAGTAACTCAACGCGCTATCAAGCCAGGAGTTCAGGATCTGGAAGCTGCCATTCGCAAAGCAGATGCAGAGCCAGCCGAGCAAGATTATTGGACTACGCCTGTCAATGAATATAACAAGGTAGTCGATGCGCCGGTCACACTTAATAAAGCAATGGATCTAGTGCAGGACATCCTAGGCACAGGAGAAGCTGTAGAAGCACCAAGCTGCGAGCATGGACACATGCAATGGCGTGAAGGTGAGAAGAATGGCAAGGCGTGGGGTGGCTACTTCTGCAACACAGCCATCTCATCAGCTCATCGATGCCCTACCAAGTGGTACAACCTTGGATCAGATGGAAAGTTTCAAACACAGAAGGCGAGAGTCTAATGGGCAATATAGGAATTAAAATCAATGGTGAATGGGTCGATTTAATGTCTGCCTTTGTGCCATGTCAGCTGTGTAATGAGCCAGTTGCAATCAGAGATCTAGAGGACATATCATCCGATTCAGTCAATGGCGTTGTCACATGGCAATGCGCTAAATGTAAAGCAGTAAATGGCTAGTCAAGCAAGGAAGCACAGAGGTTTCCGCACAGAGCGCGTAGTCGCACAGTACCTATCGACTGTCTGGCAAGGCGCATGTGTTGGAAGGGGTAGTGGCAAGGATATTGTTAATGTGCCGTTCGATGTTGAAGTCAAAGCCCGCGCTGGATTTCAACCTCTTGCATACATAAAGCAATTGAAAGCTCGGACAGCCATTTCAGGGGAATTGGGCTTCGGAGTTATTAGACTCAACGGACAAGGTGAAGATGCGCGTGAGTATGCCGCCATCATCCGTCTAGAGGATCTCTTGCCACTACTTGTATTAAAGTACGGTCATCTCGATAAGGAACCCACAGAGGCAGACATAGACCGATGCTCTGGATGTGGGTCATACATGATAAGGAAGTGCTTAACTTGCCAGCCTACGATTACAAATGCTCACGATGCAATCTTAGTCAAGAGATTACCCACGGATGGCACAGTCGACCAGTAATACCATGCACATACTGTAATGAGCCTATGACTAAGGTAATTGCAGCTGCACCAGCACACTTTAAGGGTAAGGGCTTTTACTCAACGGATAAATAAGTTTAGGTGAAAGGCGTTAAATGCGAGGTTTGAACACCATGCTAAGTATGGTCATTAAAGCCCACTCTCGGGTTGCCATAACTGCGCCTTCACCTTCTATAAGTTATCCACAGAAGTTATCCACAGGGGGTAATAACATGCCAACACGCCCAAGATTTACGCTGTTACTTGACAGCACCAGTACGCTAACTAGGCAGAGCCTCGCAAAGGCTCACCCCGAGCCGCTTAGGCGGATCGCTCGGGGGGTGCTGGTAGCTATTGGGATAGCTCTATGCTTTATGCCTGCAGCAGGTGGATCTAAACCAATGCAATACGTAACATATAAAGAATATGCATTACATCTATTACATTATGATTATATTCAATATAGATGCTTATCTAAGTTATATGGTAAAGAATCAGCATGGAATCCTAAAGCTCGTAATGGCTCACACTATGGAATACCTCAAGGTAGAAGTGAGTGGCTAAGAGATCAAGATGGTTATACTCAGGTACGATGGGGCTTGGCTTACATCGAGCATCGTTACTCAAATCCATGCAATGCATTAGATCATTGGAAGGCTAAGAATTGGCATTAGATAAGTTGAACTCACGTCGCTACAGAGAGCAGCGCGAACGCGTGTTCAAGCGCGATGGTCGCTTCTGTCAGCTGTGTGGCACAGATGAGGGTGAGATGCACATCGATCATGTGATACCACGAAAGTCCGGTGGTGGTCATGAGCTTGATAATCTTCGTGTGTTATGTAAGTCATGCAACCTACGCAAGGGCGCGCTCAATGATGGGGTTTTTTTAGCACGGACGGCTACCCCCCCTGTCTTTTCAAGCAATATCTCCCCGATGCAGTCCGAGACGATGCTGGACAGTCC